GCCGCCGCCACGACGGCCGCCGCCACGACGGCCACCGCCCGGCTGGGCACTTTTCCCCGCCAGGCGCTCATCTGCTTCACGTTCGCGCTCCTCCTCGCCTCTCGCTATATGGAAATCCTCGAGTGCCTGTGCCCGCGACTCGCGAGCGATTTCGAGGTACTTATCCAGGGCTTGCTCGAACGTCCCCTTGCTGTCGACTCCTTGCACCCAGTTAATGAGTCGCTCGATCTGGATAAACGGCTCTGCGATGACCTCCGCGACCTCTGTCATATATCCCACGATGCCGTCGACGGAGGTGATGAACGCCATTGTCGATTTTGGGGCCTCTGCCATGTAGCCCGCGAAAGTGGAAAGTCCGCTGTTCAGTTCCCCGAGGGCCCCGGTGAATGCCTCGGATGCGCCCGTCGCCTCGTACATTAGCCCAGCGATGGTGTCGACGTTGTTGTTGAGAACGTAGAGTTGTTCCGTGGTCGTCTTCGCACCGACGTTCAACCCCTCGAATCCCTCGGTCAATCCCTCGACGGCATCCTTTTGCATTTTCGTAAGGTCGCCGCCCTCCTTGACGTAGACCCCGTATTCCTTCAGAGCACGAGTACTCCCCTTGGCAATCGAATTCGCCAGCCGGTTAAAGGCCTCTGTCGCATCCGTCCCGGTCGTCTGCGCGAGTTCCGCAGCCCTCGCTGTCAATGTGGCAAACTGCTCATCCGTCACCTGGACACCGGCCGCCATAAGCTTCTGGTATCCTCTCATGACCTGCGTCGTGTCGACGAGTCCGCCGGCCGCAGCATCGGCCGCCATGACAGCGGACTTGTTCGTCTTCTGCCACATCGTCGCGAATCTATCCAGTTCGACAGAAACTTCCTTGACCTTGTTGAGCATCCCCGACAATAGGCCTAGAGCTGATTTCAATTCCGTGAATCCACCGACCGCTTTCGAGCCGACGCGAAAAAGGATATTCGATTCGATTGTCATTAGAGTTTTTGCTCCGGTATCAGACCAGCGAACGGTGTTAGATAAACGTCGACTTCAGGAAACGCTTCTTTGAATCTCATCGCCGCAGAGGTGAGCCCATCGAACGCCTTGCACGCAGCCTGTGATGAGTTCATCGCAATGATAGCAGCATTCGCAGCATCATGACATTCGGTGGGGTCGACAATGCAACAATCAAGATTCTCGTCTGGTGTCTTCTTTTCCTCGGGAATGAAAACATCGACTTCTACGGGCACGACTATCGACACACTGACGGGAATTTTAACCACCTGTTTTTGCTTTTCGCCGTCGCTCGCGTTCTTTTGCGCTGTCGATTTCGCCTCGGCGCTTTCCATGGTCATAGTTGAGAATCGCTTTCGCTAGAATTGTGGGGATGCCAGCCGGATACCTGACTTGCAATTGAGATTTTTCCCACCAGAGATGGGCCTCCATGACCTGATCGGTGGCCGGAGAATTGAGCAAGGCGAATGGGCATGAATGGAGAAACCAGCGGAGGCCTCGCGATTCCGCCAGCCAGTGGAGTTTCCCAAAACGGGGATTGTACGGGGGGTGTTTCTCTACTGTGTATCGGGATTTTTTGCATTCTTTTCGTTTGCAATCGCGACACGGAGGGTCTGGGATCGAATCCGCGAACGCAACCAGGTATCCGGCATCATAAAAGGGCGAGTGCTCTCATTCGCCTTGTGCACCACAACACCAGCAAGTTCCTGGTAAACGTCGCGAGGGATAGAATCACGGCAATCGCTGGAGACTAGCCCGTCTTCGTCGAACTTCAAAATTGGCTCTCCGTCCGCTCGTGTGAAGTTGTCCGCGCCTTTTATGTGATTCCGAAATATCGACCAGGCGGCGCCAGACCCGTTTGTTAAAATACTGTCCGCCATGTATTCCATTTCCGCCTTGAGAGGTTCACAATAGAACACCGTCGGCTTTGTCGTTAGTTGCTCAATCTCCTTTTCTATCAAAGAGAAATCACGGGTCTGGACGTAGAGCGCCATAAGCTTATCTTTAATGTCCAAAGTCGCCTCGTCATTAATCGAAACGACTTTGAACTGTGCAGTTAATCGCTGTGATAACATATGTCTCCTACGCGGAATACTGTCCGCTGATTGCGAAGTACCATGGCGCCGCGCCCGCATCGGCGTTCGTTGTGGCACTTTCGTACCCCGCGCTGTCCGCGATATACGTCACGGTGGCAGTTACGAAATCATTTGTCGCCCAGTCGACTGTCGGAGGGGTCTCCGGGTCGATGTGCGCGTTTGGCATCCAGAACCCGAAGGCTGGAGTTGAAAGCGATCTCGTCGGCTGAACCAAGCCGATGTACTTCGATGTGTTGTCCCCTTCGAGCTGCGTCCAGTAATCCTTCGTGAAGGTCTGTGTGATCGCGACTTTCGGAACTGCCACTCGATGCATGTATCCCTGTGCACCGTTGAAAGTTCCGCTCCCCTCGCCCGGTATCACGGCAGTCTCGAATCCCCATGTGATGACTGCGCTTGTCAGTATCCCGTCGCCACGAGTGATGCCACCTGCTGAATCTGCGTTCGCATATTCGAATCGGAAATCGTCGTTAATGATGGCGAACTTCTCTCCGTCGACAAACGACTCTGCCGCAATCGCCTCGTTCGCCTGGTCGACGTCGCCCACATGGAAAGTGAATTCGAGCGCTGGTGTGCCGAAAGGCTCGATAGTCATATCGCCCACGGCCGAGAGTGCGCAGCCGGTGTAAATGTAGTGGAGGTCCTCACCGCTCGTGTGTGTCGCCCTGGAATGGTGTTCAAAGGCCAGTGTCGCATCAGTAGCGACCTGTCGCGACCGTGGCCAAATTGTCGTCATGAGTTGCCAGGCTTTCCCCGTGCTCGATACGCTGGGGATGGCCATACTTGGCGTGACCGTGCCTGTGGTGTAGTCTGCTACCAGGACCGGGTAATAAACCCCACTATTGAGCTCCAGAAGACCACACTGGCCGTGGGCAGCGTCGGAGACGTCCCATGCAGTCGTCGATGAATAAGTGATCGTCTGGTCTCCTGTGCTGGTCGTGACGTTGCACCCAGCCGATTCGAATATTGCCGCAATGGGAGCAGCTGCGTTGTTCGCACTCGCCCTGCGAATATTCTGGGCAAACGTCCCAGCGCCCTCCTGATATTGCTCGATGGCAATCGGTTTATCGCTCTGATTGTAGGCATGGGCGTGGCCCATGTTTGGATTGGCAATCAGTTGCCTCGTCGACGTCGGAAAGGCGGGGAAGTCGTTCGGTCGAATCTCGTAATAGGTCCCCGGTGTTCCCAGAGCGCTTTCCACCGCATACCCCCAGACGAAACCTTTTGAAGGTTGTACCATTTTTTTCTCCTATTAAACCAACTCTTGTGGATTGGCCGCGTTCGTGATTTCGTAATAGACAACCATGTCCATAATCAATCGCTGCCACGGGTCCTCGTCGTCTTTTTCGACGATGGTTTCAGCGGTGGGATCTAGGTGTCTCTGTTGAACTCCGGAAACGGATGTCGCGTTGTTTATCAGGTCATAGCGAATGAGCTCGAAGTCGCTCATCATTCCCATGGACCATGTTTCATCGACCGGGTACCAAATACTTATCTGGTGGATGAATCGAAGCCCTCTCGTCCCCGCTCCGATCAACGTCGCCTTGTCGTATCGCCCTTCCCCTATCTCGAAAACACGAGGGAGCCCCGTGTCCTCATCCATGTCTGCAATCGCCCTATCGACGTCGTCGCGAACGGTGAATCGTATCTGCTCTTCATACTCGGGGGCGAGCGCGAGGATGCGCCCCTTGACTTCCGCGATGAGAGCCTTTTGGGCTTCATACATGGTTGTCATAGGCCGCGCTCCTTGCCCCAAAATGAGTTACCGACCAGCATCTCCTCATCGTCCTTAACATCGTCCTGATTCTCGTCTTGCCAGACGGGTTGATTGAGAATGATTTCCCTGATTCGGTTGTATTCGTCGATTGCTGCGGTGCGCTCTGATTCCCACTTGTCGCCCGTGCCCTCCAGGACGATGAGCCGCGCTTTTTTCAAAACCAGGAGACGAACTTTCTCGGAATCAGCGACACGATGGATGTGAAATTCGGGGGTCGAGAGGTCGTGCTCGACTTCGAGCTTCGCCTCTTCGAGAACCGATTTCAGCCGGGGCAGAGCGATTCTATGCTCCCTCGGGTATCTCACCTCGAAGCGCTGGGAGAAATCAGGGAAGGCGAAATAAGAGGCGGACACTTCCCCGCGCTCCTTGACGGGGAGGTCGTCGGAGCCCCCAGGCGACCAGCGCAGAACGACCTGAAGCGCCTTCGTCCAGGTTGCCACGGTGGAAGTGTCCAAGTTGTAGGTGCAGAACAGTCCCTTGACCGCTGTGCCCGTCGTGTGGGCGAATCGGAGCTCTCGTCTCAGTGTCGCGACTTTGGTCGAACTGTTGTAGCTCTCGACTTCGATTTCCTCGGAGGGACCGCCCGCAGACGCAGAGATGCGCAGTCTGTCGCCCGGTGATGGTGCGCTGGCATCGTTCGCCAGAGTGACAGTGGAGTCGCCCACGGCCCCCGCAGCGTTCGTCGTGGTCGCGGTGTAGAGCGTCGCCGCAGTTGCATCGAGCAGGGATTCCCCGTCGAGGTTTGTGATGTCGATATTCACTCCGGTTAGACTGTCGAGATCCCATTCCAGTGGAAACTCGAATCGCAGAGTAAACGCGCTGTTATTATAATCGATTTGTCTCACGCAATACCTCGAAGGTTAGAAAATCCATGAATCTGATTTGTGATCTCATCTCTTTGAAAATCGGGACGTCATGAGGGTGAATCATTCCCACTCTGATGAATTCTGTTTGTGGACAATCTTTCGACAGGAGGACAAACAGCTTTTCGAAATCCCGCCTTCTCAAAACAGTATGATGATAAATGTCGTTTTGCTTCATGCCCTCGTGGACACGAAAGAAATCAAAACCTATCATGTAGAGTCGCTTGACCTTCACTACCTTGGCCAGATATGAGCAAGCGATTATCCCTGAATTATGAGATCGCCCAGTGTCACGGAGAATATCCTTGAACTCCATGACGGGCTCACCGTCGAGAATTAGATTCTGTTTGATACGAAGGGATCTCCGTGTTTCGCCTCTTGGTTCGGGATAGGTTAGCCACTTGAACCCGCGCTTGTCTTCTGGGATTTCGCTGATCGAGTCGTGTGGCCCCTTGTCAATCGATACGAGAATGTCAGGTGGATATTCTCGAAACAGCCAATTGCATCCGACGATGAGCCCGTGTTCACGCAGGTTCTTTATGTTGAAATGACGACGAGATGTCCCGTTCCCGATGGCGAAACCGACTTCAGAGTAGGCCACTTTTTAAACGTCTTTCGAATTCGGGGAAGTCGATAAAGTCGCAGTTCATCGCAGCAAAACACTTTTCGTCCAGTGGGTGAACTGGCCCGACTCGTGTGAACTCCGTGTGTGGGCAATCGTTGAAAAGCTGGTTGAATACCAAATCGAATTTTCGATAACGGCACAGACACATAGAGTGATAAATGTCGTTCTGTTTGTCCCCGGGATGGATGCGAAAGAAATCAAACCCGACGAGATAGACCTTGTCACATCGCAGTTTCTTCGACAGATAGGAAACCGCCACAATCCCGCTGTTTTTCCCTGTGCGGCGATTGATTTCTATCACCGGAAAAGCGCGCTCGCCCTCAAGCTGGAGATGGGCTTTGTTCTTCTCCCATGTCATCCATTTCCAGGTGCGCTGTTCTGGATAGGGAATCTTTGCGATTTCTCTTCTTGGTTCTGCGTCCAGTGCGACGATAATATCAGGGCTGAAATCTCGATACAACCAGTTGCACCCCACGATAGTTCCATGCCCGCGCAGCTGTTCTAGATCCCAGCCCTCTCGGCTCATCCCGTTGCCGATTGCGAAACCGACCTCCGTCATCCGGTGATAGCCTGGAGCGCGTTAATGCACTCGGTGCGTGCTGCGGCGAACGCCTGTTTCAGTTGCGTGATCTGCCCCGCCGACAGCTGGAAAGTCAGCCCCTGGTGTTCGACAACACCGCGCTCGTACAGCTGGACGAGCGAATGCATCAGATTCATTTTGCCCGCTGCGTATGTGATGCGCTGGGGGTTAGTCATTTCTTCAATCGTGATTTGTTCGTCTGCCATGATTTCTCCTATGCTGTGAACGGAGTGAAGTCGATGTAAAACACACCAACTCTTACTTTCATTTCGTCGCCTGTGACATCTAAGTCGGTCGTGAGCGTGAGTGTCGTCGCCGATCCATTCGTGAGCGGTAGTTGTGTCCCGTCGCCATCGGCGGGAGTTGTACCCGTCGTATCTAAAGCGGTTGACATACCATCGATCAGCGAGTCCAGGTTTCCGCTACCAGTCACGCCAATGTCGACAGTCGTCGCTCCGCCGCCGGGGGCGTCCGTGACTCTCGCAACGGCGCCCAGTATAATACTGTTTGCGGGCGCGAGGTTCCCACTTGTTTCGATACCCCCAGAACCGTTTCCGACTGAAATAGTCACCTCCTCGGTGATCGATTTCATTCCTGCGAAGGCGCCATAGTTTCCAGATATTGACACGTTATTATATGCGACAGTAGCATACTCTACAGTAGCCTGGTTGGCGCTGTGGATGAATAGAGTGGGGTTCGTCTGCTGCGCATGGGCAAAGTCGAAATTCCGGTCCGCATATTCGCAGAACAGAAAGAAATTAGCGGTCGTCCCTGTCGCGACAATTGGGGAGGAGACGGTCTGCGCGGCGGTGCCGAAAATAAAGCCACCGCTCGTATCAAAGGACGACGCTCCCATTCTGGACGCAGCACCATCGACAAAAATATCACTGGAACCAATTATATCAGCATCAACTCGTAAATCTTTTGCGCAGCGCACACCTCCTTTGCCGCTATCCAAAACCCCACGAGTCCCATCGTGAGTTGCGGAGATCCACTCGTCGGTTGCCTGATTGGCTGAGTGGATGAATAGTGTGGGGTTCGTCTGCTGGGGGTGAGCGAAGTTGAAAGTGTGATCGTCTTTCTCACAAATAATCAATGCCCGGGAGAAGTCCCCCGCACTCCCAGAATCAGAAACGCCAATCATCAGTGAGTCATTGTCCTGATTCGCAGTCTCGTATATTAGGATCGAATCTGAATTCGATCCCAGTTGAATCTGCATGTCATCGTTGAAAGTCGCTGCCGAATCGAACTCCGAAGACGAATCGAAGTAGGCGGTGTTATTTACTTCCAGCTTGCCGCCAACTACCACGTCCCCATTTGCCCCGAGGGAATGACTCGTACTTGCCCCACCCGTGACAGTGAATCCAGCTACGGTGAGATCGTCCCCAGCCGTCACATCGTCGGTTGCCGTCACATCCTCAGCAGTGAGAGTCCCGGTCGCTCTCTGTTGATAGACTCCGTTGATTATCGCGCCCATTATTGCACCGCCAGTCCGATCGCGCACACAATCGCGAGGTCGTCACTATTCGCATAGGTGACTTTAATTTGATCGTTCTTCCCCAGTCTAATGGGGCCGTCGTCCGGGCGCCAGAAGATGTCTGCGGCGCTCGCCGCTGCGGGGTCCACTGTGTACAGTGGCACATCGTAATCGGCCCCCAGAGAGCTATCCAGAGTCACCACAAAGTTTTCGTTCGTCGTCGGAGCGCTCCCGGCTGTCCAGGTGCACAGAACGAAGTCGAGCTCCTTGCCCTCTACTGTCTCATCTGTGGTGGCGCTGATGGTTTCCCCTCCAGATAGGGTGCAGCTGTCAGTCGTGTGTCGGATTGGCTTTATCATTTTTACTCCGTTGTCTTGTGCTCAAACTCGGGCAAAACCTCGTCTGACACATCGATTTTTTTCTTGATTGTCGGCAGCGATTTGTAGACATCCGGTGGCGCCTCGGAATAACGCCAGTAGTGTTTCCGCCCTATCACCACGGCATAGTCGGGGTCGGGAATATCCCTCGTGACCATGCGCGCGGTCTTCTGGTATCCCTCCATGAGTGGCATCCCAGAATGGTAATGAATCCCGCGAGTGTTCAGAAGTCGCGTGGCATCCTCAAACGGCACATCGATACATCCCTTCTTGTCCACAATCGCGTCGTGCCAAATTTCTATTTCGCGCTCTTCCCCGCGCATCTTCGCCTCTTTGTATTGACGATTCGTGATTTTCCGTCCGAACATATCGCGTTTAAGTCGTTCAAATTTCCACTGGACTTTATCGCCTGGCAACACAGGCTTTCCCCAGCGGTCGCAGTGCACTCTGATTTTGTAGCGGCATGTCTGTTCGTTTCGGTTTGCGTAGTTCTCCAGAGCCTTCAGAATCAAAAGCCCGTCGCGCTGCCGATTCGCCAGACACTCCGTGATGGTGATGTTCGGAAACCCGACGCGTTTTATCTCGTCGGTAATCGCCATCATCTTGTAATCACGCCCAGTCGTCGTCGAAATCTTGTCGAAATTAATTCCCATTTTATCCTCGTGTTTATCTGCTCAAGGGGAAACCCGCCGAGTCGACGGGCACCCCAGAGCGAGAGCAGAAAGGGCGTTTCCGCCCGATGGTTGGTTGTTACTTGCCGATAATGACGATCTTGAGATTGCCCACCGAAGAGGCATCCCCGGTGAACTCCGCGAAGTCCTCCGCTGTGGTGACGTCCGCCTCGTTCCAGTGCATCTGCACCTTGCAATTGGACGAAGTCGCGGCGGTATCGTGGTCGGGCAGGACGAGCGAATACTTGTAGGCGTTGTCCGCCGCAGTGTCGTTTCCTGCCGGCCAACCAGCATGGATGTAGGTAAACTCGTTTGTGAAGTTGAGAACCTCACCTCCCGAAGTTACCGATGTATCCATTGTGACCTCATAGGTCGCCATTTTCATTCCCTCACCAATACTGGCAGGGCCGTTTGTCAGTTCTAGTGTCGCAGCCATGTTTGACCTCCTTCCTTATGCGGTCACAGCGGTGAGCTTGCCGCATCGTTTGGGGTCAGAAATGACCAGGTTGACACCCATGGTTGTGAGCCAATAGTCCGCCCACTCTGCGACGTCCTTCGGCACTGTCTTGATCCCCTCGTGGAGATGGAACTTCGTCGCGGATTTCCGGACGAGGTAGATCTCCGTCGAGGTCATATCCGGAACCTGGAGAATCGGCACAGACTCGTAAGTCTGACACCGAAACTTCGTACCCGAGTCAAACGGCAGCATGGATTGCGCGTCCACATTGAAGTTGAACTCTCCATACTGTGCCCCACCGAGATTGGCCAGATTGGTGTGCTGGTTGGGAGGCATGAGAAACACGAGATCGTCCAGAGGCACGAAACCATAGGTCGTGTTCTGAACAGCTTCGATCATGTCAGTGAGTGCTGCCCTCGTGAGGGCGCCGCTGTGTGCGTCTTCATATGCCGCGATGGAATACGTCGTCCTATTGAGAGACGCATCAGAATACGCTGTCGTCGAGTCGACGAAACTTGCGAGGTCAGTCAGCATCGTAGTGCTGGCGAGGTCCGTGGCGTTCAGAATCGAGGTTCTGATTGCCTTTTGGACCGGGTCGATGGGGACGTTTCCGCCACCGCCTCCGAGTTGGGAGATGGTGTCCCCGTGCACCTTCCCGCCCTCCTGGAAGTAGTCCTTCGTCACATACGCCCTGACATCACTCAGGGTGTGGGCGACGGGCATAGGTGCGCCCTGGACATAGGCCTCGGCGTTCGTCGAAACCGCGTAATCCAGCGCGATGTTGATTGTTGAACCACCGGGACAGTTCAGGGGATTCCCCGGCTGAACAATCTCGAAAAATGGTTGGTTGACCCACCATTGGTTCCAGAAAATTGTCGATGTCTCTTTCGGGATGTACGTCGTGTTGAGGTACGTCGAATAGAGATTTCCACTGATTGCCATTGTGTTTTTCTCCGTTTAGCGTCCGGCTAGAATGGAGACTTGTTATGCTTTTCCATATACGCGAGCACCTTTCGATCTGCGGTATCGCGCACAGCCGGATCGCGGCTTTGTAGGTCCTGTTTCACTTGTGCCCAGTTCGTCGAGTTCGAACCGGCAGGCGAGGCGCCAAAAGGTTGGGGATGCGACTCTTGAACATTCGCTCCGAGGTTGAAACGCTGCGAGTGTTTTTCGTCCGACTTGAGCCCGTTGACATAATCACTTATGTCCTCGCCAGAATAATTCTGTTTGGCCCATGCGGCGAAATACTCATCGGCTCCAGCCATCACGAGGGCGTTCTCCAGCTTCAATTCATTAATGTCTCTCTGATATTTTGTCATCAGGGATTCATTCTCCGCCTTGAGTTGGGCAGTTACCTCTTCGTATCGGCCTTGCTCTTCCTTGGCTCGAATATCCTTCGCCTTGGCATCCTCCGCCAGTTTGTTCTGAATCTCGGTCAGCTGCATTTTCAGCGTCTGATTCTCCTCTGTCAGTGAACCCAGTGCCGATTTAAACACCTTGTGATTCCTAACATCAGATGCCGAAATCCCCTCGTCTGCTTGATTCTCTTCTACGCTCTGAACACTTCCTGTTTCTTCCATGTCTCCTCTGCGATTACGTCGCGACTCGCATAAAACGGGCCTCAGTGGTTACGCCACGAATCGACGGCCCGAGTTATCTCGTAAGTTTTATGTTTCGGTTCCCCGGTGTGATGTTGTCTAACAACTGGCCAGTTGCAACACCGATGGGAATTGTGAACCCGTGCTTAAACTCTTTCTCTACCTGGTATGACTCTGAAAGCGCCGCAGGGGGCGCCCCACTCGCTGTTATTTGTTGCTCGATGCGTTCAGTCACAATCTGGAGAAGTCGCTTCATAGCAGCACGGAAACCCTTTGTCGCGACGACGTTGGCCTCCTTCTTTTTGCTGCGCTTGAAGAACGTCCCTCGCCGTCGTGCCTTCTCCCGCTTCTGCGCCATGTTGAGTTGTTTCTTGAGCTCTTTCTCCATGGCTTCGACCATGACCTGATCGAGTTCCTTGACGACAATCTGATTAGCTGAGAAGAAATCTCTACCAGAATCAGATAACCATTCCATAATCTGTTTGTTATTGATTCCGGTGCCCTCGGCGCGCTCCTTTGTATTGACGACAATCCCCTTAACCTGTGGTTGCGTCTGGAGCGTCTGCATGAGCTCCATGGCGGCCTGGAGGCCTTGCGCTTCAATCTCGATCATCAGTCAATCGGAATCAGATCGCAGCGGCAGTAATTCCCGCCCCGACAGACTTCGCTCCCTGGCATCCCGCGCTGTTTCCATCCAACCCATGTGTCGATCTCGCCTGACCGTGGTGCACAGCTGTCGCAGGTCGCCTCGTCGTCTTCGGCAATCCAAATCATTTCCTGGTACATGTTGCCCTGGATTGCATCGAGTGTGCTCCACTGCTGGGCAACACGCCTGGAGACGCCCAGAAGCTGTCTACGTTCGTTGTTTATCAGTTCCGAATAGGCTCTATTAATGTCCTCGTCGGAGCGGAGAGGCATCATTCTGCGAACGTATTCCATCGACTGTGTTTGGAGCATCGCATAGGGTTCGGTGATGCCATAGTGATTCAACATCCGGAGCAAATCTGCATTGCTCATATCCTTCATGTCGGCCAACTCGGGGAGCGCGACATATCGCGGGGCATCTCCCTCGCGCAGTCCAGGCGTGACATAGGTTTCGTCGTCCAGATAGCCAGCGGGGGCCAGGCGGTCGCGTTCAATTAGCTGCCGCTGTGCGTCTTCTATCTTTTTCGCCATTGATTCTCGCCTTGCCGATTCCCTTGAAGGCCGCCTCTTTGATTTCCGCCTTGCTCATCGTTTTGCGAATCCGGTCTATCTTGCGACCGTTCGCATGGAACATGGCGAGCGCCTCGAGGCCGAAGAGCTCAATCCACGTTTGCATTCTCGCAGCCACGACCATGGCTGATAGAGCGCCCTGCCACAACATATCCCGCTCCAGTAAAGGCACTTCGAAATAATCCTCAAACATGTCCTCCGCACTGCCGCCCATCAGTTCGAATATTTCGGGATCTCTCTGTTCAGGAAATCGGAGTATCTCGTCTATTCGGTCGGCAGCACGTTCCTGTAGTGCTTCATGCTGATCGTCGATGTCGGCTTGGGCGCTCGCTTCGGCATCAAGCAGCTCCTCTATTTTCTTCGATTGCATTATGGATAAATTTGTGGAGTTTGTGTGTTCTTCCGTGGATAACCATGTCCACCGGGCGGACGTTCCCTAACATTCGATTGCTCGACAACATCCATAGGCGCGCTTTTTCCTCGTCTCCGAAGAAATCAGTCAAAACTTTCATGGTCTCTTCGTACTCGTCCAGAATGTTGTCGTGTGTCATTGCTATCCAGGCGGCTTCCTTGGGACAGGTGGACCCTGCCCAGCCGCCCCCTCCTTGTTTGGTGGTTTCGATAAGGTGGTAGCTAAGTTGAGTGGTAGCCCGGTGCGCTGGGCTCCAGTTGCCTTTGGCGCCTGGTATTTCATTCGCTCCGGGTCTTGCATTTTGTCTATAAAGTCCATTGCGTCCTTGTCAGTCGGGAGCATATGGAGATCGCGGATATAGCGGACATAGTCGATTCCGCCCTTGTCCAGAGCCTCGCCCAGTCGGGCCGTTTTCTCTGTCTCGGATTCAGGCACGACATAGCGGCCGGCGTTCCAGACTTGCTTCGTGTCCTTGCTCCCCAAGGGTTTCCCGGTAGCGAATTCAAATAGGTTTCGTTCGATGCCCCAGAGTCGATTGACCTCTGTCGAATTGAGCTCTATTCTCTTGTCTCTCTCGGATATCAGCGACTGGGTGCGCACCACGAGGGCGACACCAGCCTCGGGGTTTCCGCCTGGTTCCTGAATGACCATGTATCCCGGCACCGAGAATCCTTCTGCAATCGCTCTCATCATGTCCTTGGTAATGTCCATCGCCCCGGTCGCATTGCTCACTGGCTGGCCCATGATTTGAAGTGTCTGGCCCTTGTGGAGCAAGACAGCGCCCTCGAGAGAGCGGGGGAGGTCGTGGCCCAGCTCGTTAATGAGAACGTCCTTTCCTGTCGCGCTCGAAATCCCCGCCTTGAGAATCCGAGACATAGCGACGTCGATTTCAATGCAGCTCTCGTAAAGACTCGTCGAGATGGGCAAGAGGGAATCGTCCGTCATGGATAGACCACCACGGAAAATGCAGACGGGGTATTCCGGAACTTGAAATCCGTCCGATGCCTTTTGCTTTGCCATGTAGGAAAGCGGGTTGGCAACTTCGCCTGATGTGAGCCGATACTCAATGGCGGTCGCGTCTGTGTCGACCTTCGGAATCGCATCCCACCGCTGTGAGGTGTACTGAACCATGCGTCCCATCGGGTATTCCTCAGAGCGTCCAAAATAGGCGATATAATTATTCAAATGAGGTGAAGTATTATTCGCATCCCGCTGAGTGGAAAGGAGAATAACTATACAATAAGCGTCCTCGATTTTGTCGAAATGAACACCGCGCTCCACCCCGTCATCGATGATACTATCTCCGAATTTTGCAAACAGGCATGAGGGTGAGAACGCCTTATAATGCAGATGCCCTCCGACATAGCCAACATAAAGGGGACCGCTCTCAATTCCGCATGAGATGAAATCGGCGTTCGGGAGCTGTGTTCGAAATCCACCCAGCCGGCGCTGTTCTTCGATGATCTTGGCTGTCTCTTCGTCGCTGTCCTGCTGGTCGCCCTTGCCTGTCACCCAGTCCCAGCTCTGCGTTTTATTCGTGAAAAGTGTTGCCCTCGCGCCGTTGATTCTGGGCCCGAGACCCACTGTGATAATTTCGTATCCACCGTTATCGACCAGTTCAGCCTCGGCGCCCCTTATGAAAGTCTCATAGCCACCCTCACCCTCTGTCTTTCGGATGCTGGTTGCATACCGCTCTTTGTACGCCTCGCGAATTGCTGCGTTGTCTGTGCGGCGCTCGAAGTAACTGAGTGCGTCGTCGATGTTGGCATGGTCGATTTGATATGACACATCGCGCAACTTAAGAGACGTCTGTCGAATGAGTTCCTTAGTTCTGTTTTCGCCATAGACGAATTGCATTCAAAATCTCCTAAGCCGCGTAGGCCGTTTTCAGTGTGTAGCTTGGGGGTTTCATTGCACCGACTGCTCCATAGAGTATCGCGTCTCTCACGTGCTCCAGGCGCCCCTCCTTGGGGAGGTAGTTTGCCGTTCGGGATGTGCCGTCGTCCCATTCATCCTCGCGCATCATTTGGAGGATGCCGCGCTCATCGGGATCGTGAGAAATCAGATTTTTGGATATCGCCAGACGTCGCTCGTTTTTCGTGTTGTGGATTAGGTAGCTGAGTGTGTCCTGTTGGACGACCTTGTCTCTCAGAAACGTCTCCGCGCCTATGGTGATCGTTGGTACACTTCCCATGATATTCGCCAGAAAATACTCTGAAGTCGCTGAATCAGCATCCGAACGACGTCCGAGATCATGCCCGCAGCAAACTCGAACAGGAGTGCCGAATTCGTTCTTAATCTGCTGAAGCATCCTCGAAGCATTGCCATCTCTCGTCGGCATGTATTGAGCAGTCACGCACCAGACGGGGTCATTGTGCGGGAACGGATCATAGCCAAGTTCGTGAAATCCCAGCGGTTGCACGATGAGCCAGGCAGAGCTCGCCACGCCCAAATCAAAAAAGAGATAATAGGGCTTGCTATGGTCGTGCTCATAATCTATGATGTTCCCTGCTGGCCATTCATCCTCCGAAAAATTATCCCAAATCTGTCCGGTAAGAGCGACCCATTCGCCCATGATTTCTTGCGCGAATCGCTTCTCGCCCATCTGGGAGCGTTTCTTCTCTGCCCAGCCCGGGGGGAGATGAGGATTATCGAAACTGCTGGCCTTTACGAGCCGGTGTCCCTCGGAAAAACACAACTTTTTGTATCCGTTGAGCTTGGGAGTGCTCATTGTGTCGAGGAACAAATAGCGCGACCCATCTCGAATCGCGTTGTCGATATCGTCGAACCAATCGGGGCGGAACTTGTAGGCTGCCTCGTCGATGAATCCGAAGGCGTAGTTTGGGCCCTTGGCGATCTCCTTATTCGGGTTGTCCGCGTTGTGGGAGCGAACGTCGAGGGTGCCCCCTCCGAGCTCGCGACACATCGTAATAGTGAGCGGGTTCAGCGTCGCTTTGTAGCAATCGCTTGGGACGATTTTGCGCCACTCTCGCAGGAAGACATCCTTGCACAGTGTCGAGGTCGGCTCTGTCCAGATTCCCGACTTGCCGCGATGCCACTGGGTGAGCGCAGTCCAGCATTTGAGAACCCCGGTCGTCGTCTTCGAGCTGCCGCGGCCTCCCACGTAGTGGTTGTAGGTCTTGTCGGTACCAGAGCAGTCCAGCGACAGGAATTCCATCTGTTTGGCAAACGGCCTAAGCTTGTCCAGCGGCGATATGATATTGAGAGTGATATCCATGGAGTGGTGGGGCGGCCCAAACCGTTCTCGCCAGTTCAGTTCAGACCCACCCCGAAATAGGGACCCGGCCACCCTCTGCCGGTTGCCTGCGATGAACAGAAGGTGGCGCGGGATAAAAGGGTGCGAGGACCCTCGTCGGACAAGCCCCACGAATATCCTCGGCTTGAGCCAACACTCGGAGTCGAACCGAGAACCTGCGGTTTACAAAACCGCTGCTCTGCCTGTTGAGCTATGATGGCTTGATTGCGATGAGAATAATCTCTCTGCCGAATCCCACCCGCGCCATTGCGGCGTAGAATTTTTCCAGGACATCCGGGGAAAGATTCATCTCGAACTTGCATCTGATGTCGTGACAGAGTTTCCCTTTCTTGGGACTCTTCACGTAATTTATGCCCGCGATGAGAAACAATTCCATCGCGAAATTGGTTGTCTCCCATACGACTTCGAGCCCAACACCACTAACCACTTTCTGCAATGTCGCAGAGGTGAAGTAATTCAGATGGGTCGGGTGAACCCAATATTCTGGCCGTCCGATGACCTTGCTCGCCTCCGCCTGGAGGATGCTTCCATCTCTCGGCACTGTGATCGCCAGGGCGCCGTTTGGGTTCAGCTTGGAAGCGGCGAGTCGCAGCATACCGACCGGGTCGACAACGTGTTCCAGAACGTTCTGGAGGTCGATGTGTGAGAAGGTTGGGAGCTGTCGCGCTGTCTGTTCACACCACGTCGATTCGACGAGTGGGAACTTGGCCTCCGCGCAGAGCTTGGCATTCGGCTCGACGCCCACTGTCACATCATAGAGCTCGTGCGCCAGTTTGCAGGTGAGCCCATCTCCCGCCCCGATGTCGAGAAACGACTGTCCATCTGGGCAAGCTCTATTCAGGAGGCGGAACAATCGATAGGCGCGGACTGTTCTCCATGCCCTGTCTCGTGCTAGTTCTGGTTTGTCTGCGAAGTAGAGATCGCGATAATACGAATTGACGGTCGCCTCTTCGGGGATCGTGTCGAGTCGGGCGAAACCAGTCTCGCTATCTTCCACAATTTTCATGTTCCACGTGAAACGGTTGCCCCCACCGCCCGGCATCGTTCAGCGGCGAGGGACTTAATCTCTTGCATCAGCCCTTCTTATCATCGGGCTCATAAGGTGTAAAGTGGACGTGAACAACATGGTCGTCGCCATCCTGTTTCTCTATGTGCTTCGTTTCCATGTTGTCGATGAGCCAGTGGACTTTATCAATTACATTAACAGTCCCGCCTGTCTCCCGATTGTCCAGTCTGACTGAAAGCATCGCGAGCTTGACCGTGTAGTTCTTTCGAATCTCATGTAGGAGGTCAAGATACTCCTGGTCGGAGAGCTTGTCTCTTCTTGCCACGAGGTCTTCGAGTTCTGTTAGGCGTTTCCGCCTTGCTTGGGAGTTATCCATTTCGAATTCGTGCGTTGAAATCCACTACCTTAGAGCGTCCCGGTCGGAGTCGAACCGCCACTTCGCAGCTGGTGTACCACGCGTGCGACCAATACACTAGGAACGCGCAAACTTTTCCTTCATTTCCTTGCTCAAAGGATAGATGTACTTATGTTTTTCACCGTCCAGATCGTATTCCCATTCATAGGGGATGTTTTTTTCGCTACCCCACTTTGCTCTAACGGATCGACCGTGCATTTTCTTTCCGTTAACGATGTAATGAGAACCTTTCCATGACTTGTTTTTGCCCAGATAAACCCAATTGCCAGCCTGATAGATGACACCTTTGTGCCCTTGTCTCGGGTCGGCATATGAGATTAACATTTGTATCCCTGGCGCCTTCTTGCGAAGCATCTTAATGGCGATGGCCACGATTCTGGTCACTGGCGTTTCATGCTTCGACAGAGCGACTCGGACCAGTTCGCAGATTTCGGTTTGTTTGAGTCCGAAGGGCTTCCCAATATTGTTGTTTGCCCCTCTGCTGAAAATGACTGCGCCCACGAATCTGTCATTTTCCCAGACTCCGATTTTCACAAGCTTGCCGGCGGGCATCGCGCGGGAGTAATGCCAGTTCATCACAGCGTATTTCGCTGCCTCATGGGAGCACCAGCCAAGTCTAAGGTTCGAAGACATGATCACAATTGGGGCAAGTTACCTCTTTTTTCTTGTCGAGTTCTGGTTGACTGTCCTCTGATTCTTCGTTGAATTCTGGAACATCGAGGACAGGAATACCAATCATATCGAGCGGAATATCCTGCAATTCCAGGAGTTCTTTTCCATGCATGAAGAGCTGATGGTCCATCTCGGACAGCTCGGGGAGAATGTTGTCTGCGAGCAAGACGGCGACCTCATCGGCTTCGGAGTCGAAATCCTGGATATCTATCGGTGCTTTGCACTTGAGTTCAATTGCGGCCTGGCGCCTGGCATGGCCGGCGACGATGAGACCAGATCGTCTTGAGACGACGATGGGGTGTCTCCAGCCGAATCGCCCGATGGACTTAGCGAGCAATTTTATTTGTGATGACGGGTGCTTATTGGGGTTTTTGGGGTGTGGATTGAGTGTCTTCGGGTCGATGAGATCAGAGTGTTCACATTTTACAGGAATTCCATCCGTCACAAGAGTACCCCCTGAAAAAATACCCTCCCGACATCGGGAACGGGAGCCGGGAGGGCGAGGCGAAAAACAGTTTTTTGAGTCAACTATCCAAGCTGAATATAGGGTGATTTCGGGCCCATAGCAAGAAAGATTCTCCTGAAAATGGAGGATTTCTTTGCGCGAGTCATTTAAGTGTTATATGCTTTCAGGCCTCTAGTTATTCGTAAATGCGCGGAATCATTGCGGTAGCTTATTTTATTCTGAAACAGCCAAGGGTTCCTGATTCAGGTTTTTTTCTGCAAATTAACGTGCTAGAATGCGCGGTCCATCACGGACCCGCGCTCTCGCTTTTCCTCCCCCGGAGGCGAGGGCGCTATCTTCTGTTTGCCAGCATCAGCAGGGAAATTGCCAGAACGACGACAAAGCAGAGTTGCACGAATTGAATCTCATCCATCATGGGGGAACGACCAGGAGTCGAACCTGGATTTACGGGCAATGAATACAACCGAGTTTTCTGGGGACTGCTCTGTTGTTATCCTTTCTGTGCCGACCACCGTTCCCAGTCGGGCGACCCGGAATCGAACCGGGGTTTTTTGTCAAAACGAAAAATATGGACGTCGTGTGGTTTACCTGGTTTTGTTCATGGTTCCGCGCACCAGCGCCGCCCGATTGCATCTTAACCCTTTGTCATAGGTTTGAGAAGCTTGGAGCGGTCTTTTTTCATGACTAGAAGTCGGAGAATGAATTTCGTGGATGTGTCGATTGCTTGCACGCACATCTTTTGGAGTTCGTCCAGAGTGTCATCGAGTTTCTTTTCGTGCTCCATTATCATCGACTGAAAGACGTCCGCGAAATCGCCTTCGACCTCGTCTGTTTTTGCCCAGTTCATCGAGAGCTGGTTGGCTGTCTTGTCGCGCAAAGCAGAAATCTCCTGGTTGAGGCGAGTCACCTCGGCCTTGAGATCGGAGATAATACTTTCATACTGGACTTTGGTTTCGTGGAGTTGCTGGCTAACACGGGTTGGGATTTCGACTGTCTTCTTGAGTTTGTCGTCCATGAGATTTTTTCCTTTTCTCTTTTCTACATCGCCGGCAGATAGACTTCCAGCGATTTGGACCGTTCCGGTCAAAAACCCCGATGTGTGGGTGCCCGTTTTGGCAGATGCGGAGACGTCCCTCTTTGAGCAGAGATCTATATTCGTCGGAGTCGATTCCGAGTTGCCGGCAGACAGAGCTGCGGCACCGCTCGAGGTTCTGGATTTCCGCGAGAACTTTATCCGGTCGGATGCCTTCGTCTGCGTCCATCGTGCTGGTGGACAACACCGCGCGGTCGATTTTGCTCTGCTCCGAGACCACGTGTCCGCTCGCCTGGCTGGTCTTTTCCCTGACCCCAGTGAGAGCTTCGTCCTTCCACTTACTCGGGTTCTGGGGGCGCCTGGAGAACAGACCGACGCGCTCTAGGAACTCGACTCCCACGGTCGTGATGTGGTACGACCCTTTATGATGGAAGATAAGCTGCTTTTTCAAAAGCCAGCCGATCGCCTCGAGCCCCTTGAGGAAATCCACCCGAGCTACCGAGGCGATTGCCTCTTCACCGAAGTTGTCAGAGTCGAATCTCTTTATTGTCATCAGCACTTGAATTCGATGATCCATTCGGAGGCCTCCATGCTCTTTGCGCGGCTCGCCGGGCTTTGGCTTCTCGCCTTTCTCGACGGCGCTCTTTGACTGCGTCTGCAATGGAAGTGATAATCTGTGTTATCCAGCTACCGATGTTCAGGAAGATTTTGACTTGTCGTTCTCTTTTCCCCATGTTGCCCTCCGAGGTATTCGACGACGGCAAGGAACCCCTCGCGCCGAGTTCTGACCACTACATATTTATAATGCGATTTCTCACAATAGTCTCGAAAGGCCTTTTGTGGAGTCGACAATCTCCCCTTTGCCGTTTTCACCTCCAGATACAGTCCACAATACCTGATGTGACCGTCTGCGTCAAAAGCAGGTGCGGGGAGAAAGAGATCAGCTATGCCTGGCTTGACGCCCTCCCGCTTGAGCCTAACGGCCTCCAGATAATGTCTGGAGCCACCGTTCGGAACTGCGTGGAGCCAGGTCACGCATGGCCAGCGGAGGTACAAAGAACGTACGTCTTGAACGATGTCGGATTGTAATTTGGATTCAATCAGGCGGGGTTTAGAACGTGGGATTCCAGTCACAATGGTAGAACCTCCTGGCTAAGCCGCTTAGCAGCTATCTCGCAATATTTCTCCTCGATTTCAATACCGATTGCCTTGCGGCCTAACTCCTTTGCAGCAACTAGTGTTGTGCCTGAGCCAATAAAGGGGTCAAGTATTGAATAATTTTCTAAACTTGAGTTTTCGATTATTCTGCGAATTATCTTCAGTGGCTTTTGTGTTGGGTGGCCAACATACTCACTGCACGTATTATTGAACCCCCTTGTTTTCCAAACACTCTTTTCCTTGGCCACCGATTTTCCGATATTCTTAAGTGCTGCGCTTGTTGCAACTCGGCCGATATTATTAAATACTGGATCTCCTTTTTTTGCGTATAAAATATATTCATGTGCAAGCAAATAATCGCCGCCACCATATACATTTTCTTTTTCCCATATTATTGTTCTGTGAAAATCAAAAAGGATTTCAGTTTGTCTTCGTGCTTCCATGTATGAATTATCCCCACAAAACATATATAGAGAACAATCTTTTTTGCTGTTTATAAGCTTTAAAAAATGCCAAACCTCAATATCATGTTTGAACTTATTCATTCCATATGGTGGATCGGTCAAAACAAGGTCCACGGGTTCCAATTGCGGCAATACATCCAGGCAATCTCCATGGTATATTGTTATCCCTGCGTGTTCATAATATGGATTCATGATCTTACTTTTTGTGATGGAACGTGGTGTGAATTAAAATTCGTTGTCTTCGAGCTTGTCAGCGATCACCTCCAGGTCGTCCCTAGTATCGCCCAGAACCTCTGCGGTGACAACTTCCTCGACGTCCTCGAGTTCATCGGCTGTGTGCATTCCGAGAAGTAGTTCCGGGGCATGGGTGCGAACCCAGAAGCTGGCCGAGCGATATTTGAGCATTTGCTCTGGCATCGATTGCCACTTAGTGGTGATGTCGTTCCCCTTCTTGTCCTTCTTAAAAAGCCAGCCTTCTTTTGCTGCCATTTCCATATCTATTGTCGAACCCTTAAGCACCTTCCCCGTCTTCAATTCCTTCACGACTGCATAAGCACCGTAATTGGTCGAGCCCTTTTCCCCGATGAACTCCCATTCCATTGCACCAAATTTGCCACAAGTATTTACGAGCCCGATAACGAATTTCGCCTCGAACCCAGGCTTGCCGTGAACTACATAAAGATTCTGCATAACGGCGAGAACTTTCGGCGGGTTTCTCCAGTTGCCGAAACTCAGTGCGATGTCAATCGCGATGAGAGTATTCGGGATATTGCCCCGGAATCGGTCGGGCACGAAATCCGATGCACTCAGTGCTTTTGCCATTCGCTGCGCTGTCTCAAATGTTCCTATGTCGTTATAGATGGAACGACTTTCGATTTTTGCTAACTTGTCTTCACTCATTGTTTTCCCCTTTGCTGAATGTTTTGTGAATAGCTGTTGCATCACTATAAAAACTCTCAACATGCCTCTGAACAGCCCGATTTCTTTCATCGTAAATCAAAGAACCCGGTTCTGGTTGTATCGGTTTTTCTTGATTTTTAAAAGGTGGATATTGACAAAATATCAACTTGTCACCTTTTACTTTTATGTCCATCGATGACCATGCAAACAGCTTACCCCAGCTAGTATCATGCTCCCAAAATTGAGATTGAAGAAAGGTGCCGTTCTCATCTTCGATAGAGAACCAAACCTCAAGATCGCCATTGTCATCCTCGGCTCTTTCCAATATTTTTATTAATTCACTTATGATCATTGTTCGCTACTTTCTTCCAAATAATCCTCGTGTTCTTTTATCCATCTAGCCAAAATAGTCACAAGATGCTTTGCTTCATTTAAATCTAGTTCTTGATAATCGGAAAAATATGGCCCACCGCCTTTTTCAAAAAGCTCGTCAGGCTCATTTCTGTTTGTCCTGATGAACATCGTATATCCTAAAGAAAAGGTTTTATTTCTTAGCTCTGAAACATCAAAAGAAAAACTGCCATAGTGTTCGCTTTTACTGTATTCCATATAATGAACATTACACAATCCCTCTTTGCAATAATCATAACTTATGTCGAAATTTTTTACTTCTCTGTTGTCGTCAAACATCTTAAAATTGGAAGGCTTTTCACTAGACATAGTTGACCCCTTTCTGGACTGAGATAAAAAACACTCTGTCCAGTATTTCATATTCGTACACATAAAACTGTTTGTATCCGCGTTGATTGTAAAAATGTGCGTCGCCCTTTCGCTTCTCTCGAAACAGAACATAGTCGCGATGTTTGACGCGATACCAGCCCGGCTTTAGTTCCACTGGCTCTGTCATAGTGTCCCCTTTTGCTTAGATCTTTTTACATGGTCGCAGCGTTCGATATTCGGACGGCTCCACCACTTTCGTGTATCCTTTTCTATACGATTTTTTTAGAGAAAGATATGTCCCATTGGACAATTTTGCGAACGTGTTATCCGCCATAGCGAAGCGCAATTTAGCCTCCAGCGCTTTCTTTTCCTTCTCCATAGCAGAGCACTCGCTTCGCAATTCGAGCCATCTGAGAGCGTCTGCGTTCGCCTCATCGCTAAACGTTACAACCTCGCCCGTCTCGTCTGGATACATGCGTTTCACTACTTCGAGGGAGCGCGGCAAGTCGTTCACCGACGGTGGTCGTTTGTCCAAAACCCGCTGCCAGAATCTTTCCAGCACGGGGATGGCGGCGAGAATGAAACGATTGTTTCTCTCTTGGTCAGACCAGACTAGATCGGTGCCGTTTATCAATGCGCAGAGCGATCCCCACTTCGCCGTCGTGCACGACATTTGAGCTTGCACCTGGATTCGATTGTATCGGGGAGGGCGTTTCGCCCAGTCCTCGGGCTTGATATACTTCCACCGCCCGTCGGCATAGACGAAACCTCTCGTGTTTTTGATTTCTAGCGGGGCCGGCTCGGGATAGTCGTTCGGAGCGGGGTAGGCATCGCTGGACACGGTCATCCCGTCGAGAGTCGCACCGAGCCAGGAGAGGTCGGGGTGTCGCTGAATTGTCCTATCGAGCTGTGCGTTTTTCACGACCACGCGCCCAGTCCGCCGCTGGTACATCTCAGCGATGGGCCGTTCCATAATTTTTCCCTGCTCCATTGCCGGGGTGGTTTCGTTTGCGTAGCCTAGCACCTTGCTCGCGTAGACATGCAGCGGGCCGGAGAACGGGTCCAGTCCCAGCACAGGCGCCCACTCCGATGCACCGATGCAAGTTCGTTTTTCTTCTAGCCAGTCTTTTTCAGTTGTCATCAGTATCCTCCTTTACTATCTCATCAACCCAACCATCACAGTCATAATCGATGTATTTTTCATCACCGTGCATCTCCCAACATGCTGAATCGGTTTCCTCCTCTCCCGCATCATATTCTGTGTCATTTATTTTCGTCTCGAATCTTGTACCGTTTTCACAGCCCATGACGATGACAAAAATCGCAATAGCTATCCGTGACATTTTACCCCTCTTTTCGTTGTGGAAATCGCGCTTCCATTCTAATCAATTCCGTAGTTTTGGCCAAGCAGTCACACAGCGTTTTCCTGATTTCTCCGACCTCCAGCCTCATGTAGTGATCACAGTTTAGCACTGTATGGAGTTCCTGTTCATTCACCACGAGATATGCATTGTCTATTGCTCGGAGAATCGCTTTCAGTCTATCGAGCTGCTTAGTCATGGCCACTCTCCAGAAGTCGGAGGCGCGTCATTCTGTCGATGTATTTTTCGACTTGTCGCTCACTGCCCCAACAATTGGCAGGGATCTCGTTATACAGATACGTCACGATGCTATGCATGTTTTCAATGTTGTCATTGTCTGCAAAAACAAAGGCATCACGCAAGTTGTTTGTGAGCAGGGCGAACACGAAGTTTGAATGCACCTCGCCTGTCTTTACATACCGATCGATGTTGTCTTTTATGATTTGGTTTATCATTTAACACTCCTCATCCTTCACCAAACCGCAGTTGCAATTTTTCGCGTTGCACAGTTTTCGAACGTGCTCCAGATAGCGTTTTCTCTTCAATGCATAGTGCCCCTTGATGCGCTTCTCCGATTCCCCCTCTCGCCAGAGCCAGTCGATGACATCCATAGTGTTGGTGATTGTTTCCGGGACGTTCACTTTTGTTTCAGTGCCGTGAAAACCGTTTCTTAATGTGACTAGTTTCATCGTTTTCTATCCTCCGGATTGTCTTTCCATTCCGCGTAGGCCTGGTCGGCCAAATCCCACTTGTCTGGTTTATGATCTTCCCTCTCCCAACAATCATCACAAATCTCCACGTCCTGGTCGTGTGTGAACTCGTCTGGTGGATACATCTCACCGCACTCTGAGCAATGCTCGCAATCGCAGCTCTCGGCCCCACTCAAGTGATACCGTTTTCCGCAGGCATCGCAGACGCGATAAAACCGGCCCCAGTCATCAGGTAAATTCGACATGTTTTTCCCCTTTCGCTATTCGTCGATATTGACGATATTAACTATCATATCACAGACTAACTAATTGATTACTATGACAAAAATGTCATAGTGACTTTTTTCGCCCGGGACGTTTACTCCAGCTCTGCGATATGTTAAAAGTGCATAATTAAATGTATTCAATATGGAGGTTTAGTATGGGCGAATCCAAAACGGCTATGGGTGTTCCACGTCTTATCACTGTTGGCGAGGCTGCGAGAGTAACGGGTCTGACCCCTCACATCGTGCGGTCTCTATGCAATCAATCAATCATCGAAGCGCATCGTGTTCTCGGACACTGGCGAATCTCTCGCATCAGTCTGGAGCGGTACATGTTTCGAACTTCAAATCTGGAGAGTTGATACATGGAAAAACACAGGGGAAGGGAAAGAGAACTCACAATCAGGGAAGTAGCAGCAGAATTAGGGACAGATGCGTACGGGGTGTTTTTGCTGATCAACGCGGGAGAGTTGAAAGCAAACCGATTCGGTGGACATTACAGAGTCACGCCATCGGAACTCCGAAAGTATCGCAAATTGAAATTGATTGGGGAGGGGAAAGATGGCGGGATGGACGAAGCTTGAAAAAACAATATTGCAGTCCTCGATCTGGGATGAGCCGAATCACGTTCGAATAGTTTGGATAACACTGCTCGCCTTGCAGGACAAAGATGGCTATGTCGGTGCATCAGTTCCTGGAATAGCCCACGAAGCTCGTGTGTCAGTCGACGAAGCAAAGCACGCTATTGAGACGCTAGAAGCTCCCGACCCGTGGAGTAGAGACCCAGACAATGAAGGAAGACGAATAGAAAAAGTAGATCGCGGTTGGCTAATATTGAATTCAAAGAAAATCCGAGGTGAAGATAAAGAAGAGAAAATGAGGAGACAGGCTCGCGAACGAAAGCGGAAACAACGCGAGCGCGAATCAGCAGATGTCACGCCAGTCACGCCCAGTCACGTGACGTCACGTGACATCACGCAGGTCACGCACAATAAGAATAAGAATAAGAATAAGAAGGATCTTCCTGATTCTTCCCTTCGGTCAGAATCAGCTACTAGTAAGAAGATATTACCTTCTCAGGAAGTAGTAGGGGAGAAAGAATCGTTCTTATTAGCTTCTCCCTCTCTTACTTCTGTGGATCCGGTGGGAAAAACGCCCGGGTCTCGAGTGTGGAAAGCCTACACGATGGGCTATGAAGACAAGTACGGAATCCCGCCTCGAAGCAATGCGAAAAATTACAGACACTGTAAGGACCTCGTGAAGCGCCTGGGAGAGTCGGAGGCGGCCGCCCTAGCAGAATGGTACCCCTTCTACAGAAACGCGTACCACGGGCAGCGTGGGCACCCCCTGGAGTGTCTCCTGAAGGATTGCGAAACCATTTACACTGCGATGGTGACGGGACACCATATCACGCGAGCGAAGGCGATTGACGACGACAGGAGAGAAACAACACGGAGCGCGCTGGAGGAATACCTCGCAGAAAGGGACGGGGGATAGATGGGCAAGCTGAGTCCGAAAATGATGCAACAAATCACAGTGACGTTCGAGCTGTGTGGCGGGGCCAGGTTGACGAAGGAACACTTCGCAGTCATCGAGGCGGCGCTGACTGATTACAGCGAGGGTGATATTTCAACAGCACTACAGTCATGCATGAAACATGTGCGTGGAAAAATGACAATTGCTGATATTGTGAATAGAATCCCGAAACCAGCGAACGCGCGGCCCTCTCCCGAAGAGGCGTGGGCGATGCTGCCCCGCTCGGAGTACGAGACGACTGTCTGGACGCGAGAGATGGCGGAGGCCTGGGGCACATGCAGTCACCTGCTGAACAGCGACGAGGTCGCCGCCAGGATGGCTTTCCGCGAAACCTACAGTCGACTCTGCGCGGAGGCGGAGCTGCGGGGCGTCGAGCCCGTCTGGGAGGTATCGCTCGGGACGGACGCAGCCAGCCGGGAATCAGCAATCAAAGAGGCGAGAGAAAAGGGTCGACTCACGGCAGATCAAGCACGGGGGTACACGCGAGCTCTGCCGGAGCCGACCAGCAAAAGGGATCCGCCGAATCAAGGCTCGACGCGACGACCAGAAGCGGCGGACATGAAAGCATACATCGAAAAACTGAAAAAGGAAATGGGAGTCAAGTTTTGAAACTCGAAATCAAGCAGGTGCGGAAAAAGGAACGAATTTTTGATTCTTGGTTTGTGGTCGTGTGTTGTCTGTTGGTGCTTCTCGCGCTCGCAGTCGCAGAGTACATCGTAAGGTGAAGGGGGTAAAAAATGTTTGAACAGATTCCACTGCACCTGCTACTCGCGATGACCTGCGTTGCCGAGGTCGGTTTCCACAAGTCGACTGAAGAATGCCAGCTCATGTGGGAGATAAACGAGCGCAATGCAGAGGCGAGAAATCGCTCTCTCAAAAAGCAGACGCTACTGTTCAACAGCTATTGGAAGTCGAAGGAACAGCGCTCCAGGCGCCCATGGATTCGATACCTTGAGGGCGAAGAGGAACCCAAACACTGGCCGAAAACAATCCGCTGGGGAGTCCACAAACGCATGTGGATTCGATACGTCCGCGCCGCCCGAGTATTCCTTGCGAACAAACACAGACGAAAGGAGATTTGCCCCGGTGCGCTGGATTACGGAGCCCCGCAGGAATACCCCAGACAGGCAAGCACCATGAAACGGGTCTGGTGTGTGGACAACACTCTGCAATGGTACTGGGCATTGCGAGAGCCACACGAGAGAATAAACGCGGGGAAAGGTATCTTGTCTAAAAAAGCACTCAGTGACGAAACAATCATCAGTGAATCGATACTCACCAGGAAACGGAGGCAATCACGTGGCACTAGCGACTAGGACAATATTCGAGGGGAGATTTCAACTCAAAGAATACCGCATGGTTGACGAGCATGGAGACGACTATCTTCGCTATGTTCTCGACCTGTATTCGCCGGGGCAAAAGAAGGGGATCGTCGAGGTGATGGAACTATATCCCGCAGACTACCCGCCCGAACTCAAAAACAACTGTCTGAAAAATGCATTCGCTGAAATGACAGATCGTGCAATAGCAAATAGTATGTTTTCGGGATTTGTCCCAAAAGGAAAATGCAATGACGATGGTACGAAAACCACGGTGTGATGACTGCATCTATTTTCACATGGATTCGCCGCGAATGGACATGGGAGATTATCAGGAGGGAGTGTGCCGCAGACACGCCCCGCGCCCGCCCCACTGGTGGTCACAGGTGTGTAATCAATACTGGTGCGGCGAGTGGACACATGAAAGCGGGATGGATTTTTTACAGTTTATAAAAGCAAAAGGAGATGACGATGGGGAGACACAAGAGAGTGGTTGATATGAATTGCGACTTTGTCGCCGGGCGCGGGTGCGGAAAGACAGGCGCAGTCGTTTCGCTAACAGAGAAACAGCTCCACGACAGGCGGGTATTCTTCGCTGCAAAGAAGCTGGTGAAGCACTATTTAAATCCGCACCAGACAGAGGAATCAAACTGGGCGCGCACCGAGATAATGAAAAAGCTCTGCGACGTTGTTACGGATCACCCAGACTGGGGGAAGAAATGAAGTGCGTGGACTGTCAGAAAGGATTCATCACGATACCACGATGTGAGGTTTGCGGAGAGATGTTCAGAACAGAATCCAGAATCAACGCAGACGCAGCTATTATCAAGGCCGCGCTGGATTGGTTCCACACAGACGGGTCCATGCATAGCATCGAACAGCTAACACTCTCGATTATGAATCACCCGAGCTATAAGGGGGCAAAGTGAAAGCAACATTCGAAATTGACACCAAAGATGGCGAGATAGTCGATCAACTCGAAACACTTGAGGCGATAACGGCACTCGTCGAAGGCTGGGCCATACATTGGAACCTGCAAAGCCACGAAGAAATATACAAACTGATTTTCAATTGCAATCTCAAACTCAATCGAATAATTTCAGAGGCAAAGAAATGACACCATACAAAACAAAGATGTACAGAGAGATAGGAGCACGACTCGCCCCGCTGATTTGGGAGGGTGTTTTCGACTGGGACAAACGTTATGATGAGATATACCTAGCCAGGTTCGCACGAATCCACGACATCAAACGTTCCCATTTGAAAGACACCCTCGGGGCAATCGCAATTGAAATCGTTCACCGGGCCAATCTGCTTAAGAACGAAAGTGCACATGAGGTTTACGATATTGCGCGCAGACAGGTTCTCGGTATGCTAATGAATGCGAAACGAAATGAAGGGCGATATGTGGGGTTCCAAAAAACGAAAAAGGATTGAAGACAGAATCATAGAAGCGGCTATTCGCTACGTGGCGTCGTGGTTCATGGGAGACCGGGCCTCCACGCACGACAGGGCTACGGAGCTTTATCACGCAGTAAGGGAACACCCGAAGTGGCCCAGCGCGAAGGAGCAGAGATGAGCAGACATAAGAAAGTTCACAACATACTCGGGGATGAACTCGGGGGGACATGGAGAAAGGCCGACATCATGGAGCGCTGGTATTGCGACGAAAAAGACTTCTCCGTCTATCGCAGCTGCGAAACAGTGGAGGGAACGACGAAGTTAGTTTACAGGCGTTCTGACAACATGGAAATCATATACCGCCCCTATATGAGAAAATGTTAGCCACCTATCGATATATCGGCCCCGACAACTTTAGTTCGAAGAGGTCGGTCCAAATCGACGACGACATGGCACTGTGGCTCGGGAGAATGGCGGTGGGAGAAAGTGGGAAGAACGTCACGGGAGAAGAGATTTCCTGCATGTGTTGGGCGATGCTGAATCGTTTCTTTCTTCACCGACAGCGGGAGAAATGGAGGTCGTTTAAGTATCTTGTGCGGCGATTCTCCCAGCCCATCAATCCGAGGTGGTATCGAAACGGGGATCTGGCGAGAAAATACGCGAACACCGAATACACAACTGAACAGAAATTCCGACGTCGCGAAAGAATCAGTTCTCTGACATGGAGTCAAATCGGACTAGAAGCGGGAACAACAATTGAAGACTTCCAGCTTGGACTTCTCGAACCTCCCGCAGAGGTTCTCAATCTTCGCAAACCTCGGATTTCAGACTGGGCAAGTCATGAGAACTTGCCAAAAAAGTTTCCTTGGGGGATAAAGATTATTGATGTTGGAAAGAGAAGTAATTGGTTCTTCGAGAATAAACGACTAATTCCGGGACACGTGGTCGTGGATTACTGGGGTTAGAAAGGCGAAAGGGACTTAGAATGGCAGGTCTAAAAAAAGGAACGAAGCTCAAAAAAGAATGCAAAGAATGCGGCGAAATGAAGTATTTAAAGGAGTTTCCACCCGACAAAAGAACGAAGTCGGGAATCTCTAGTTACTGTCTGGACTGCATGGTCAAAAGGAAATTGAAGCGAGGCGCTCCGAAGAATGGTGGAAACGGAGTGGAGAAAACTTCTAACGATTCGAACGTGGCATATTGCCCGCATTGTCATGGACCGATTCGAGTTGAACTCGATAAAGTGTCTATCTATGTGCTACGGGCCGGCGACCCCGCCCCCGCTGAGAAGCTCCACAAGCGCCCAAATCGCCGCAGCAAGAGTTCCGATTAGCGCCCCGATTTTCGCAATCTGCTTTCCAATCTCCTGATTTGACTTCGGCATTATACTTCTCCTACAGTCGTTTTTGTGATCATGTATCATCGTCTGGACTTGCGTTGTTCTGGCGAGAGTGGGCAGAGTCGCATCGAGTTTGCCTTTCATGTAACTGACGTCGTCTCCGACTTTCCGGACCTGTCGCTGCATAGTCGTCGACAGCTCGTCAATCTTTCTGTGAACCCCCGTAAACTCGCCCATTTACCACTCCGGTGCTTGCCATAGTGCGACGGTGTGGAGAAGCACCTCACCGCTACTGGATGGCTTCATTTCGATTTGGATATAGCTCTCATCGCTCGCATTGATTTCGAGCGCGTTCGGGCTACCGTCTGTCGGATTGCACAACTCTGCGGAGTTCGCATAGAAACCGCATTCCCACTGCCCAATCTGGCTCGGTGTGGAATCGTAGCTCGTGATTCTCACATAAGCTTTGTCTCCGGAGCTGGCCCCCGTCGACGTCACTACGATGGCTGGCTCGCAATAGGTCGTCTCGGTATTCGGTTGCCCTCTGAAGTTCTGCGGGCGCACCACGTATCGAGCGCCAGTGTAGAGCTCCTCATAATCGCCAGCGGTGTTGCCATCGCTCCACACTCCCACGGGGTGGCCCCACTGAAACAGGCACCGCTGTGTATTCCAGAGCAGGGAATCGCTCTTTGGTGTATCACCTACGTAGTGGATTAAATCGCCCAGAGATGGCTCTCCGGTGCCTGTGTAGCCACGGATACACCGCCCCGCCGCGAGATAGGAATGAGCGGCATCGCTGAACCAATAATGTTGCGCCTCCGTGAGATATGAATCAGGCATGGTCCAGATCCCGAGCGCTGCCGTTTGAATTCCCTTCGTCGTTAGAACCCCCACGTTATAATAGTTCGCAGCGGGATTGTAGCTGAAATTTTCGTTCGTTCCATCATATGGTTTGTGAAGTTTGAACGGAATCGGAGTTTTCGGCTGATACGCCACCTGGTATCCGACGCTAGACAAGCCAGAGGACTCCGCATAAATCGGCCCGACAATCGTCTGGGAACTCCCACCGGGCGGGAGCCACTTCACACTGACCTCGCCATCCCACGCGCTCCCGTCCCAGTCGGCGTCAAATTTCCAGGGGAGCAAAGCCCCGCCAAGATTTCGGTTCGGTCGACTCGTGTCGTTTTTATCCGCACCTCCGAGAATCACATAAAACGTCCCCTCGACATAATCCGACTCACCTGGCCCCGCGCCCGGAGTATCGTTTTTCGTGTCATCTGGGGGCCCGGAGTAACTGAAAATCTGCCCGGACTGACTGAAGTTGTTCAGGTACTGGTGCGCCTCCATAATGGGATTTCCCACGTATGTGATGGATGGACTTTCCCCGATGTATCCGTGCTTTTGCTCGCCCAGTCGTGGACTTTTGATGTGTTTAGGCATTATGTCGCGTCTCCAAAAACAGGCACACAAAAACAAGGGCGGCTTTCATAGAGCATTTTTTCCTGCGTCGCGACGAGTGCTTTCATCACATGCCAGGCGGAACACGGATAGTCTGGAGCGTAAAGGCGATCTCCACTGCGTTTCAACATCTCCACGCCATCGCCAGAATATTCGGTATCATTTTTCGCCTCGAAGGTGATATGCTCGACAACCACATCTCCGACGGCAACTGTGCTGAACGCCTTGCACTTGGCAATAATATAGTGGATACCATTCTCTAACGTCTTGGGTTTGGGTTCGGCTATCTCGGAATCACTAAGCGTACCACTCGCAGTAGCAGTGTGTGGGTGGTCAGCAAACGCACCATAAACAGAATCTCCGATGTACCAATATTCAGAGTAGCTGCCGCTATTTGTAATTTCTACCTCTCTGTCAACTGTGTGAGACATGTATTGTCCAGGCACGTTCGACGTTGCAAAATCTGGGTGTATCAACTGCGCCCTAAAAATGAAATACATCTCCTGTGGTGAATCAGCATCGGGACCATAGCTGTCCTCTGCCATGTTGTAATAAACTGTTTTAGTGCTGATCGCTCCCGTTGGTTTCGCCATTATACCCACCTCGTGCCGAGCTCATCCGATGTTCCCACTTTGTTGTTGTCGTCTGCGAAGAAAATATATTTCTGCTGACAATCTTCACAATTATCATAGGTATCAAAAATGATAATGTGCTCGTCCGATTCGCTCCATGCGTCATAATTTGCCGCACCGGTGTCCTGGTCGACGAGAGTGATCGAGTTGCCGTCAGTTGTGTCAACGGCAGTGACATCAAAGTTCATCAAGGTGGGCTCCCAGCTTGACCCAGTTTTATTTCTGGCGAACGCGATGACCTTGTAATCACCACATGAACAAGTTTTCGCAGTATAAACACCGGTGCTAGGATTGTATTCGTAACAGTCGAAATAGGTGCAGTCCCAGCGGTCTCCACTCGCGCTGAAGTAATTCGCGGTGCAGGTACAAACGATGGTGACTCCGTCCGTCTGCTTGTCACTCTCAGTGACATAGCACGCGGGGGCGAATCCCTTCGTCTGGTTTTTCGTCAATCGCGCGGTGATTTTGCATTCGCACTTTGCCAGGTCTACCGACATCGCAGTGACGAGCGCGGGAGCTTCGGACAATCCTTGTTCGTGCGAGAAAGGATAGTACCCCGTCGAGTCAGTGACCAGACACTCTCTCCCCACCGCCAGGTCGACCATGGCTGCGAGATTCGTCTTCACTGAGTATTGGATGTTGGGAACGGCAAGGTGTCGAAGTAATGACGTGTAGCGCTTCGTGATGTATTCGATGTCTGAATCTGGGAGATTGTTAATTCCCTGAATATACGAAAGGCCAGATTCGGTTTTCAGTGTGCGCGCTGCATTCCGATTCGCGACGTTCCCGCTTTTGTAATCGACGACAATGTTGCCGTAAAAATCACCTTGCTTTTCATTGCAGCGGGCGACGAGTTTATTAAACATCCATGTGTCATTGTGCGTTTCGACCATCTGCGAGTTTCTAAGGATTGTATCTTCAGTCAAAACCCTCCCGCTATTATTCGCCTCGGTGATGTTGATCGGTCCGATTTCACGAAATCGAATCATGTAGTGACCGACACTGCTGTCCCATTCATAAGTCGGCATGATTCCGTGGAACACGAGTTCGTTGAAAAATTGACTCAACAGATTGAAATCACCGGTCAGGGCGATTTTATACATCTGTTTCCCGGGGAGAACGCTCCCGCTGAAGTCGTCGAGTGAATCCCAATCAATCCACGAATCGACATCTTCCGTGCTTTCGTCCGAAAAGCCGATCACGTTTGAAAGAGTCAGATATGGCGCGAAAGTGTAGCTTGCCCCGTCGTCTCCGAGGACAGCGCGGAATGGGTCGGAAATAACATTCGATTCGCCCCTGGTCGTCTGAGTCAATATCCACGGGTCCTCGGTGTTTTCGAAGGGGAGAACAGAGTTCCACTGTGTCGCGAACTTCAGCGACTCGGTGGGGCCGACCATGTTAGGGGTGTACTCATCGCCATCTTTGTCCGATATGTCCGTTTCCATCGCAGGGATGTAATAGAGGCCTACGCCATAATAGGAAGAACTCGCGTCCAGATTTCCATCGGGGTATAAATAATCACCTTCTGGTATGGTGATGTAGGGATAATCGTCGGAATCTGTGTCCTTCGAGTCGACTTCCTGTTTCAAAATTCGCGGGCGTTTCTTCCAATCCGAATCGCGACCGAGAATGAACTTGTCACCGACATTGATATTGTCCAGGTTCGTCCCCTGTTTGAAATAGAGAGTGTCTGTTGGCAAGTAATGCTTTCGCACGAATCCCGGTTTCCAGTTTCCGTTATTCTCCCACTTGTCGACGTCGAACGGATATGAATAATAGAACGGTGTTATCCACGCATCTCTCGGAACTAGAGCAGTTGACATGCCTATGTCTTCCTCACTCTCCAGGAAATAGAGCAGGTCGACTAGCGCGTCTGAAACCTCACAACACATCCACGGATAGCCGTCGACGTTGAATGTCCCCTGAGGAACGGTAAAGCTTCGACGTTTAAAAAACCAGGGAGCGTTCGACGCATACCCCATGAGGTCGCCCACCGCGTAATCGATGCCGTGGTGCACCTCTCCGAGGTTAAACAACCATGCCAGCGGTCCGGAAATCCACGAGCGATAATAGATAAAATTGTCCGTTTCGCCCGTCTCTTCTTGATAGATATACCCCTCACTAACTGAATATTTATACGTTAGGTTTACGCTACCGCTGTTCTGTGCGCTGTCGCCAAGTGTACAATAGTTCAACTCGGTATTGAGTGCAGCCATCACCTCTTCCACCGTGTTGAAAGTGCGAACACTCATTCCAGAGCCATGGCGCGGGCAGAGGTAGATCTCGTGCTGAGTCGGATTGTGATCGCTGTCGAACTCGCGAATGTAGAGATCGGCCGGCTGCTTTTGCATCCATAAATTCGAACCGTCCCACTCCTGTCTCGTGAAAATATATTTCGCCAGGTGCTCCGCAAAATTAGGCACTCTGATTTCGTGGTCGAGTTGTTTCAAAGGCCCGTTGATTCCGATGGTCGTCTTGCCGTCGCGCGTCTGAATATTAGGGGACACCTGGCCAGAGCGGAGAATCACCGGGTCGATCAGGATGTCGCTGTTGTCCTCATTTAGAACTACCGCCCAGAGCCAGCAGGGCTTGTCAATTATACTGAATGGAGTATCCGACACGATGGGGTCAGTGTCGCCCAGTTGCTCGGTGTAGTGGCTCTGATGTTTCGACCGAAAAAGCCCTCTGCCGAGGTTGCCGGATCCATCCTTCGCAATCTCGATGGTATAGGCCGGTGCTGATTCCGTCCCCGTGGCGTCTGCGCAGACACACTCGCCCTCAATCCAGAGCAAGCGAAAGGGGAAAGTCGAGGCGTCGTCGATACCAGTCTTCAGGAGAGCGCTCTGTTCCTGAACAGTGAAACTGTCCTCTCCGATCTCCAGATTGCTCGTGAGATATCCCCAGCCAACAGTGGAGTCATAGTCGGGACCGAGAACATGATGCAATCCAGGGAGCCCACGGAAAATCGTCGAACCCCCGTGCTCCCATGTGTGGCCGAGCTCTTTGTCTCGAATCTCGACTTTCCAGTTTCCTCCGTCCAGTCGGCCCCGCCCTTCGTGAAGTTGAAACTTTTGCGCGCCTGGCACTTCGAGCAGGGGAAAAATCGGGCAAAGTGATGTGTCTTCTGACCAATAAACACTTACCTCGTTAAAGTATTCTTCGTCACCAAAAACCGTTCTCCGCGCGGCCTGGTTGCCTGCGTCATCCAGTGCATCCACGAGCGCCTGAGAAGTCGCCACTGCCCATGGATAGCCTGAGACATGGAAGAGATAATGAATATTCCCCCCGCCCTTCTGGAGGTATTCTCGAAACGTCGGAGCAGTCATCAGTCACCTATTCTGGGTAAGTCCACGAGACAGAGTAGTCCACGGTGTGCATCGGAAAGGATATCGAGTAATAGGCTTTCCCTGTCGGAGTTGAAGCCTGTGGTTCGGGACCGCCCTTCTCGCCCATCTGACAAAACACATATTCATCCGGCGACACTGTCAAATCGAAATTGACATCTCCATTGTCACTGTGTGTCTCTTCGCATTCTGCGATAATATCGTTCCAGTCTGGCACGAAATAGAATCCCTTTGCACATGGATTGCCGGCATCTGTTATCCCGACCGCTCTGCATTCCGTAGCGAAATATTCCCACGTTCTGTTTTCTTTACGCGCGTTCGTTATGGCCTCTGCGTAGACGTTCTCCGCTTTCTCATTCACGAAATACATATCTCGATAATAGATGGTAGGCCCACTTCGATTTCCATGAAGGAATCCAGATTTCGCCATGTCCCCAACATATGACTCCGGCTGCGATATGAAAAAGCGCGATTGATTCGCTACCTGATAAGTGGGAATCCATATGTGGGAAGGGCGATATGTCATCGTCTGCGAATAGGTGTGTTGTGGATTCTCCAGAAAGGATTCGTTGGTATATCCCGAAGCCGTGCTGCCCACAATATCATAGAGCTCATTCCATTTCGTGTCTGGTTCCGTTCCGCTCTCCTCATTGTCTGCGAAGCTCCACTTGATGAACAGATCGTCGGATTTCGAACCTGTCCCCTGGACGAGCTCTGCCGTCACGGTCCAGTCGGTGAACTCGGTCGTGATGGCGGAAGCAATGGCGCTCGCGAGATTGACAATGGAGCCATAAACCCCAGTCGTGACACTCACCGCAGCTGTTTTCACCCCAGCAAGGCCAACATCGTAAAGTTTCATCTCACACGAATTGTTCGAACTCGTGATTTCTATCGGTCGAAGAAATATCGGTTTGTAGGCTGTCATGATCCCACCGTAAAGTTTCGACGTCCGTCGATCGAGGCGCGGTCGTTTTCCTCGACAATCGCGTCGAACCACCCGCCAGCGCCCTCTTTCATTTGGATGTTGATTGTCATTTCGCTGTTATCGCCTCCACCGCGCCCACCCCAGTCCGTCGCGTTCGCTCCGCCCGTAAACCTGTCAGTTGCCGCAACTCGCGATCTCGATTGTGCACCCGCAGCGCCGCCTCCACTGCCGCCTCCAGCGGTCGCAGCGGCGATCCCATACATCGCTGCCGCAGCGGTATGCAGCGCGGCTCCAGCGTAGTCCTGGCCAGCGAGAGAAGCGACAGCGGCCGCAGCCTCGAAGACCGCCTGCCAAGTCGCCTCGGTGGAGATGGCGCTACCCGTTTCACTGAGAACGTTCGCGATGGCCTTGCCTGCGGAGGCCTCCTTTTTCGTCGCGTTCTCGATGGCAGAGCCCGTCGCTTTCGCGAGAACTCCCAGCCACTTGTTTTGTTTCGCCGCGCCCACGGAGATCTTGTCGAACGTCCGCCCCCATGTCGCCCCGAGTTCCTGGACCTGTTCCATCTCGCGCTCGCGTGCCTCTTCGCGTTGCGCTTGCTCCTCTCTGGCGAGTTCGAGCAGTTCTTCTCGTGTCTTGAGTTCCTTTTCCCGAAGTTCTTCGAGTCGTTCCTTCTCCTGAACGTCCATCTCGGCTTGAATCTCTTCAATGGCAGAGCCGAAAGGGTCAGGTGTTCCGACAGGACTCCCCTGGTATGTGTCCATCCCATAGGCTTCCGCCATCTCGGCGCCGCTGGGCATGTCATAGAAGCCCTTCGACTCCGCGCCGCCCTCAAGGACAGTCATGCCCCCTTTATTCTTGCCGCCGCCACGACGGCCGCCGCCACGACGGCC